CGGTACAAGATCGCTGGTTCAACTTTTTAAAAGAATTAAGAATTTTTGCAAAGAAAAGAACACTACCGTTTGATGTTCGTGACATAAACAAGTCAAATCTTGACAAGAGAGATTATCAGTTTTTAGCAACAAACCGCCCCGGAGAAGAAAAAATGGCCGAATCAAAAATGTATGGTACAAAAAATACAAGTTTTCAAAGAATTGGAAATGCACGTTTAGCAATTAAACACAGTGCTCCAATCGGCGAAGGTGAAAACAGACTAAAGAATATTCGTAGTTTGTTTATTGAAACACCAGAAGGTGAAAGAATCAAATATCCTGTTAAACACTTACAAGGTGCAAGAGCACTAGCATTACATGTTAGTGAAGGCGGGCATCCATACGATGAATTTGGAAAGTATATCACAGGACTTAGCGAAGAGTTAGCAAGTTTAAACAAATTTAAAACATACATGAATCGTAAAAGTGTTATGGCCGAGGCACTTGCAGGATATATGGATAGTGTACAAGAACGTACTAAAATTGTAAGAAAAGAAATACAAAATCTACAAAAGCCTGCTTATTATACAGAAGCAGTTGCAAACTATGTTGCTCCAATCGTTGAAGATGTTCCAGAAGATGTTGCTGAAAATTGGATCGATCAACTTACTGTAAAACAGTTCAACGAAGAATTAAAAGACGTGTTTCCTTATATCTATAAACTTGTAGGTGAAGCAACTAAGGCAAAAGAACTTGAATTTGAAGATATTGTTGCAGAGGCAGAAAAGCAAAAAGGCGTTGACGGTAAGGCATGTTGGGACGGCTACAAGCGTATGGGTACCAAAATGAAAGGCGGCAAACGTGTAGATAACTGTGTACCAATTAAAAAAGAATCACTTGAAGATATGATTGAGGCAGCAGTAGATCAGTTAATGGGTCAGTTTGCTGAAAACGAAAACGATTTAGAAGAAGCATACATTAAAACATCTAGCGATGCCATTAACACACTAGGCGCACTACGTAAGATAGGCAAGAAAATTGAAACCGGGCAAGACACTTACGATGGCAATCTAGCAGGCATGTATGTCAACGATGTATACGATGTTGTAAGTTGGGTTGAAAATAACCTAGACACAAATGATCCTAAATACAAGCAAATATTAGCACCTGTAATAGAACTTCGTAAAAAAGCAAAAGGCATGGAGCGCGAACTAGGCTCAGGTAAAAATGCACGTTTCGGAAATGAAATTGTAAACACGCTATATCCGCTAATGCAGTGGATTGAAATGAATGCTCAACCTGCACAAGAAGGAAATGCATTTGCACATGCAGTGCGCAAGGCTAAAATGATGGGTAAGAAAAAAGGCGATAAAGTAGATCATCCAGACCCAAACGAACCAGACATTAAATTAGAAAAAGAACAAATACCAATTGGAGAGTTCATTCTATCTTATTTTGATAGAGAAAACGGAACTTTCCCAAAAGGCGAAACAGCAGTTCTAACCATGGTTGAAAAAGATTACGGTCCGCAATATGTGGAACCGGCTGCTCAATTCATTAAAAAAGTTGAATCAGCAGTAGCAGAACGTCAGGCACAAGAGGCTGAACTGAGCAGATATCCTGAAACAAATACAATTAAAGCGTTAGCCGGTTTAAGATAATCGGCTAACACTAAAAAATCTTTCAAGAAAACGCTTGACAAGATAAATATCTTTGTGTAGTATTATAACTGTGCTACACATAATTAGGCACAAAGCACATAGGCAACATTATAGGAGGCATTACTATGGCATCATTAGCAGAAATTAGAGCAAAACTAAAAGAACAAGAGAACCGTGCATCAGGCACCAGTTCTACAGGCGGCGGCGACAACGCAATTTACCCATTTTGGAATATGAAAGAAGGCGATACCGCAACATTGCGTTTCTTGCCTGACGGCGACGATACAAACACTTTCTTCTGGAAAGAGCGTCTAACGATTAAACTTCCGTTTGCAGGCGTTAAAGGTGAAACTGATTCACGTCCTGTACAAGTACAAGTTCCGTGTATGGAAATGTATGGTGAGTCTTGCCCAATTCTTGGAGAGGTTCGCGGTTGGTTTAAAGATCCTTCATTAGAAGATATGGGTCGTAAATACTGGAAAAAACGTTCTTATGTATTCCAAGGTTTTGTTACTGATGATCCACTTAAAGAAGATGCACAGCCAGAGAATCCGATTCGTCGATTTATTATTGGCCCTCAAATCTTCCAACTAATCAAAGCAGCACTTATGGATCCTGATATGGAAGAACTACCAACAGATTATACTGCTGGTGTAGATTTCCGTTTGTCAAAAGGTTCTAAAGGTGGTTATGCTGACTACGGTGCAAGTAACTGGGCACGTAGAGAGCGTCCGCTAAGTGATGCTGAGATGAAAGCAGTTAATCAGTTTGGTCTGTTTAATCTCAATGATTTCCTTCCTAAAAAGCCAACTGATGTAGAAATCAAAGTACTTACAGAAATGTTTGAAGCATCAGTAGACGGCGAAGCATATGATCCTGATCGTTGGAGTAATTACTTCCGTCCGGCAGGTATGGCTGCACGTACCGGCGATCCAGTGGCACCTAAAGCAGCGCCATCAGCATCAAGCAGAATGGAAGACGACGACATTCCTTTTAAGTCGAATGAGGAGGTAGCACAGGAGGCTGCTCCTGCTCCTCAGCCAGCGCCAAAAGCAGAAGCACCAGCAGCAAGTGGTGGCGCACAAGACATTCTTGCAATGATTCGCGCACGTCAAGGACAGTAAAAACAATGCTGTAGGCTTGTTTTTTTAATAAACAAGTCTACAGCCTTAACGGCTTTTTATAGGAGATAAAGTATGGCTACAAAAGCATTCGATCCTAGCAAGTTTCGAAATTCATTAACAAAATCTATTAAAGGTATGAGTGCAGGCTTTAATGATCCGCAAGACTGGATCAGCACAGGTAACTATGCACTTAACTACCTTCTTAGTGGCGATTTCCGCAAAGGTATTCCACTAGGTAAAGTATCAGTATTTGCAGGCGAATCTGGCGCAGGCAAATCGTATATTGTGTCTGGCAACATTGTAAAGTCAGCACAAGAGCAAGGTATTTTCGTTGTTCTTATTGACTCGGAAAACGCACTCGATCAAACTTGGTTAGAAGCACTAGGTGTTGATTGTAGTGAAGATAAACTGCTTAAACTTAACATGGCGATGATTGATGACGTTGCTAAGACTATCTCAACATTCATGGACGATTATCGCAGCATGGATGAAGCAGATCGTCCTAAAGTATTGTTTGTTATTGACTCGCTCGGTATGCTTATGTCGCCAACTGAAGTTAATCAGTTCGAAGCAGGTGACATGAAAGGCGACATGGGTCGTAAGGCTAAAGCACTTAAAGCACTTGTTACTAACTGTGTTAACATGTTTGGTTCATACAATGTAGGTATGTGTGTTACTAACCATACATACGCATCGCAAGATATGTTTGATCCGGATGACAAGATCTCAGGCGGCTCAGGCTTTGTGTATGCAAGTTCTATGGTTGTAGCAATGAAAAAACTAAAACTAAAAGAAGATGCAGACGGCAACAAAACTTCAGAAGTAAACGGTATTCGTGCAGCGTGTAAAGTTATGAAAACACGTTATAATAAACCGTTTGAAGCAGTACAAGTAAAGATTCCATACGAAACAGGTATGGATCCATATAGCGGTCTATTTGATATGTTTGAAAAATGGGGTCTTGTTGAAAAACAAGGCAATCGCTACAAGTACATCGATAGCAACGGAGTTGAAACTCTAGAATATCGTAAGAATTGGACAGGTGAACTACTCGAAATGGTCATGAACGATTTGCCTAATAAAAAGACAGATTTGGTAAATATCGACAACACAACCGAGGAAGAAGTTGTGGATCATAACGAGGAGTTTATCGAAGAATGAACGAAGATCAAATTGCAGATATTTGGAACCTTTTTAAACCAAATTTAGATAAAAAATTACTTGTTGTTACAGCAGAAAAGTTTGTTGACTTGCTTGCTGACTACGGAGTTGACGATATCACTCTTAAAGAATTGTTAGGCAACGACAAGCATTTAGATGCAGCAATTAATTATTATTTAGATCTAGATGATTCATATGACGACGAATACGAGGACGAGTAATGGGATGGTATAGCCGTGTAAGCAGAGATATTACTGAAATTCCTGCGGCAATACAATATTTTGAAGACGAGTTAGTTTTAGCAAAGTCTGAATGCAAAATAAACGGAAATATTGAAAAAGCGGCAGCCCAGATGCCTGGTATTGTAGAACATCGGTTTAATCAATTACAAGAAATTGAAGCAATACTTGAATACTTAAATATAGAACTACGCAAATTGCGTAGTTCTTATTTTAAAAAATACCTTGAAAACTATCAACGTGCATTGAGCAGTCGAGATGTAGAAAAGTATGTTGACGGTGAAGCAGACGTATGTGACTACGAAAAAATTATCAACGAGTTTGCACTTGTGCGTAACAAATGGTTAGGTGTACTAAAAGCACTTGACCAAAAGCAATGGCAACTTACTAACATTGTAAAACTTAGAGTAGCCGGAATGGAAGATGCTACATTGTGATAAATATAGTAGCATTTAATTAAGAGGAAATTTCGTGATTAGTAATACCACTTGGGTAACAAGTTTTAGTGAATCTTATTATCAAGATGTTGCAAAATACAACCTACCAGGATGGAAATATCTAGAAGGCAAAAAAATTGCACTAGTTGACAATATGCCAACTTTTAAATATCAAGACTTTGAAATAATAGATGCAGCACAATGTTATCCTAAAAATGATCCTTTATTAACTGCTAAAGGCAAAAAAGGTAAGTTTTGGAAAAAAGGAAGATGTTTTCTCTGGGCGTTGCGTAATGCTAATACAAGATATATAATTTGGTTAGACAGTGATGTAAAAGTTTTATCCAAACCAGACCTTTCAAGATTTTGGCCTACTGAAGATCAAGTAGCAAGTATTATTTGCGGTAATTTAGTTCAAGCCGAATCTGGCTTTGTTATTGTTGATACACAACACGCTCTTTTTGAATCGTGGACTAAAAAATACGAACAAGCATGGTACAATGGCATTGTAGATACATTACATAGACCATGGGATAACGATGTGCTTTGGTATGCAGTAAAAGATTTACCACATAAAAATCTTAGCAAAAGTGTTAAAAAATCGCCGCAAGGATTTGAAGATACAGACTTGCTAGATTATTTTTTCCATTATTCCGGAAAAGGAAGAAAACATTTAGTTAAGGAAGTAGCATGAAATTACCTTTTAAATCACGCAGTCAATCTTTACAAGATTTTTTTGCATACACTATTGGCGGTAAAAACGGAACGTATATCGAAATAGGTGGAAATAAACCTCGTCATAAAAACAACACATATAATTTAGATGTTGATTTTGGATGGAAAGGGTTTAGTATTGAATACAACAAAAAATATAAACAGACGTGGGACGAATGCAAAGAACGTCATAATCCGTGTTACTTTGCTGATGCATTAACATTTGATTATGCAAGTAAAATAAAAGAGTTAAAGTTACCATCTCACATTACCTATTTAAGTTGCGACATAGAGCCTGCAAAGAATACATTTGATGCTTTACAAAAAGTCATAAATGACGGCATAAGTTTTGATTGTATTACATTTGAACACGATAACTACGCTAAAAATAGACGCAAAGAACCTTTAGATTACGATGTGATTGCTAGAGAATATCTTATACCATTGGGATATAAAGTAGCAGTAGAAAATGTTTACGTAAAACAAAATAAAGACGCTGTTTTTGAAACTTGGTTTGTAAAAGAATCTATAGATTTTAATTTACAACAATACGAAGACTGGAAATTTAACATTCAGTTATAGTAATCGTAAAACTAGTACTTAATAAATATTTTTATGGAAAAATATATATGGATTAGTACTATCAACGATGACCTGTATAAAAAGCATTATGGAGATGCAATACGCTCTTGGCATAATCTACCAGGAAGAAAAATTTTATTTTTTGATGGTAAATTTCCTACAGACATTCCGTTTATAGAATTAGTTGATTATTGGTCTGTGATAGATAAAAATAATGACTGGTTTACTAAAAAACAAAGTAAAAAAATTGTTAGACTAAGTTACAAGGCGTGGATTATACACTGGGCGTTGAAAAACTTAGATTGTGAACGACTAATTTTTATCGATGCAGATATAACTGCAAACAAACAGTTGCCTGAAAAGTTAATTAGTAATAATGATAATCTGTGGTCTACACTTTGTTTTAATTACAGTGCTAATCACGATTGGGCAGAATACGGACATCAGGTAGAATCTGGATTACAAATTTTTAACAAGACGCATACAGATATAGATAAATTTGCAGACAAATATATAAGTTATTATACAACTGGAGAAGTTTATAAACTTCCTAGAGCATATGATAATTGGATTTCTGCAGACATGCTACAGTATTTTCCAGTTGATAATCTTGTGTTAGATCCAACCGTAAAAAGAGATATCTCCGAAGACACTATTAAACATACAAGATTTGCAGGATACCTAACTCATTATTTAGGTAAAGGTAACAAAGTAAATATTCCTAAGGATATACAATGAAGAAAATAGTATTAGTTACAGGTGGGTTTGACCCATTACATAGTGGGCATATTGCTTACTTTGAAGAAGCAAAAAAACTCGGAGATGAACTTTGGGTAGGAGTTAACAGTGACGAATGGCTTGTTAATAAAAAAGGCAAACCATTTATGCCATTTGCTGAACGCACTAGCATAATTAAAAATCTCCGCATGGTAGACAACGTCATTGGATTTGAAGACGACGAATGGGGCGGCACAACTAATGCAATTGGTTATATATTGCAAACAACTAGTGCAAAAGTTATTGTTGCAAACGGCGGCGACAGAACGCCGGGTACTATTCCAGAACAACGTGTGTTTGGCGATCACAAAGACGTTGAATTTGTATTTGAAGTTGGCGGAAATGATAAAAAGAATAGCAGTAGTTGGATACTTAAAAATTGGGAAAAACCTACAGTAGAACGTGCATGGGGAAAATATACAATATTGCACAAAGGCGACGACTGGCGTGTAAAAGAACTTGTATTTAATGTAGGTAGTGCATTAAGCGATCAACGGCATTTTAAACGCAGCGAACATTGGCACGTTGTTGATGGTGTTATTAATATGTATTTAGAAGATAAAAAAGGCAGTAAGACTAGCACACTGCTAGTGCCTGGTGATAGTATAGATATACCGCTTGGATGGTGGCACAAAGCAGTAAATTTAGATAACAAACCTGCTAAAGTTATTGAAGTATGGATGGGTAAAGAACTTACCGAAGAAGACATTGAAAGAAGAGATTAATGAAAGTATTTGTAGGATATGATCCAAGAGAAGATATTGCGTATCAAGTATGTAAGCATAGTATATTAAATAAACAACCTAACGCAGATGTGCGTCCATTAATACAAAAAGATTTACGTGATGCAGGCTGGTATAGTCGTCCTGTGGATAAACTTGCTAGTACAGAATTTACGTTTACACGTTTTCTTGTACCAGAACTAGCCAACTTTGAAGGCTGGGCTGTGTTTATGGATTGTGATATGATTCTCACAACAGACATCAAAGAACTTTTTGATCAAGCAGATGATCGATATGCTGTAATGTGTGTTAAACACGATTACAAAGTCAAAGAAGGTTACAAAATGGATGGACAAAAACAGACGATCTATCCACGCAAGAACTGGTCAAGTGTTGTATTGTTTAACTGTGCTCATCCTAGTAATGCTAAACTTACACAAGACCTAGTAAACAATCCTGAACTCAACGGTGCATACTTCCATCGTTTTAGTTGGCTCAAGGACGAAGAAATTGGCGAACTAGATCATACATGGAATTACCTAGTTGGAGTGTATGACGATATAGAAACACCTAAACTAATACACTATACAGAAGGCGGCCCGTGGTTTGAAAATTATAGAGACTGCGAGTTTAATCACCTGTGGAAAAAAGAATTATATGATATGTTTAAGTAAAAATCTAACGGATCAATATATAAATTCTTTTGCAGAAGGTGCTAATCTACAAATCAAAGATTACAACGATCCTATACCAGACGATCCAATTTTAATACGTAGTATTGCAAAAAAAGAACTGATAAAAGACCGTATGCAATCTGGTAAAACTTTCTACTATATGGATAGTGGATATGTAGGAAACTACAAAGATGACAATAACCGTATGGGACACAAATGGTATCATAGAATTGTTAAAAACGGATTGCAACATAATGAAATAATAGAAAGACCTGCAGATCGTTGGGAAGCAGGCGGCTGGAAATTTAGTAAACGTAAAGGAACTGGTAAGTATATATTACTTGTTGTTCCTAGTGGAAAAGCATTGAGTTTTTGGGATATAAATCCTAACACATGGACTGAAAAAACCATAGAAGAAATAAAACGTCATACCAACAGGCCTATTATTGTAAGAGAAAAAACAGTTAGATCAGAAAGACTAAAGCATGACATTTTTAAAGATTTAGATAGGTCCTGGGCAACAGTTACATTTAACAGTATTGCCGCAATAGAAAGTGTTATGTATGGTGTACCAGCATTTACACTAGCACCTACAGCAGCAGATCCTGTTGCAGATAAAGATTTAAGTTTATTAGAAAACCCTACAATACATCATGTTGATAAACTTGCTGCATGGTGTCATCATTTAGCATATGGACAGTTTCATATAAACGAATTTAAAAATGGCAAAGCCTATAAAATTTTAATGGAGAACGAATGACAAAATGTTATGTAGTACATAGGACAGATGCTAACAATGTAGGAGACATTGCCAGCAATCCTATGCAATATTTTTTAAAACCCGGGCAGTATGAAACTATAGATATATTAGATGTTGGTTCAGCGTACTTTGATGATAAACCAGTTATTGTTGGCGGCGGTGGGTTAATAGCAAATGACCTTATGGGAGAAAAATTATTTGAACTTGTTCAAGCAAGTGACAAAAATCAAATTGCTAGTCTTGCTAACCAGTATTGGAAAAAGTTTTCTCCAAATAACAAAGATGTTAGAGATGATTTTTTTAAAAAATTAAACGACTTAGTTGCTAAAACTATTCCTAAATTGGACAGCAAAAAAACTCCTCGAGTTATTTGGGGTGCTGGCCATAATGCTAACTACAACAAAAAAGACAATATTAAATTTGCATATCCTCCGTATCTAAGAAACTTTGATTTAGTAGGCATTAGAGATTTTGGACAACAATATCAATGGGTACCCTGTGCAAGTTGTATGCACCCTGCATTTAGAAAAAAGTATGCAATTAAAAATGACGTTATTTGGTTTGAGCACAAAAAACAACTGGTTAAATCTACGGACTTTGGATCAGACCCTATTCCTAGATTTGTTAACAGTGGCAGTAACATAGAGCAAACTATAGAAATACTAGGCAGTGCAAATGTCATCATAACCAACAGTTATCACGGAGCCTATTGGGGAGCATTACTAGGAAAAAAAGTAATGATATATGAACCTTGGAGCAGTAAGTTTAATACATTAAAGCATAAACCGTACGTGTTAAACAAGGGCGAAGATTGGCGTTCAGTTGCCAGCGGATTGCCATCTTATACTAATGCATTAGAAGAATGTGTTAGTGCAAATCAAGAATACTGGGAACAGGTAAAAGGATATCTGTAATGCTAGTTGTGTCGTATCTGTCGGGTGTTCCGTCGCCTCTAAAAAGTCCGCATAAAACTGAAGTGCTAAGAAGATTTATAGATGGAGTTAACAAAGCCGGAGACAACGGAATTGCCCACACAGGAACAAACTTAGTACAATGTGATGTAGGAGTAATACAAGGATGGGTACACAAAGGAAGCCCAAACACATCTCATTTGGTTTTAAGAAAAAAAGTGTCCGAAAATAAAAACAATAGACATACTATTATAGTAGATAGTAATTTGTTTAATTATAATGTAGGAAAACTTCATCCTTTGCATTATAGCAGATACAGTATGGACGGAGTATTTCCTACAACAGGTAATTATTTTTGGGATGAAATAGATAACACCCGCTGGCCACAAATAAGCAAAGATTTAAATATTAATTTAAAAGACTGGAGATCTTCAGGAGATCATATACTATTGGCTTGCCAACGAAACGGAGGCTGGAGTATGGATGGATATGATGTTGTTGCATGGATTAAAAAAACTGTAACAGAAATAAGAAAGTATTCAGATCGTCCTATTGTAGTAAGAGGTCATCCAGGAGATAAAAATGCTAAAAAATATCTTGCTGGATTAAATTTAAATGTTAAAATTTCTTCTAACGAAAAAATAACACAAGATTTTAAAAATTGTTGGGCAGTAATTACATATAACAGTAGTCCTGGTGTAGCAGCAGCAATTGAAGGTATTCCTGTATTTGTTACAGACCCAATTCCACAAATATCTCAAGCATTTGATGTTGCCAATACAGATTTGTCAACAATTGAAAATCCTAAAACATTCGAGAGAATTAATTGGTTAAATAGGCTGTCTATGTGTCATTGGAAAGCAGAAGAAGTTTCTAGCGGAGCAGCATGGAAACACATAAGGAAATTTGTATGAGTAAGATATCAGTTGTGTCAACATTTCATAAACCTGTATTAGATCTATATGGTCAAAGATTTGTAGATAGTTTTAGTCAAAATATAGATACGGCAATTGATTTGTATCTATATGCAGAAGATTGTGTTCCTGTCACCGATGATTCAAGAATACATATATTAGATCAAAAAGCAGAACTTCCAAAGTTAGTAGCATTTAAAGAACATTGGAAAAACGACCCTCGTGCAAACGGCATTCCTCCAGATGAAATCAAACGCAGAAGAAAAGATCATCATAAAGCATTTAAGTGGGATGCAATAAGATTTGCTAATAAAGTTTATGCTGTATTTGATGCTGCAAAGCGTTGTGATAGTGATTGGATTATTTGGATGGATGCAGATACATACGTACATTCACCTATGTCTAAGCAAGCATTTGATAGGGTCTTGCCAAATAAAAGTTGGGTTAGTTATTTGGCCCGCGGAAAGAAATGGCCCGAGTGTGGGTTCTATGGCATTAATTTACGTACAGATGCAGGGCAAGAATTTTTAAAAGAATTTGAGCATGTATACGAACATGCAGAATATGGTATATTCCGTATGGAAGAATGGCACGATAGTTACGTGTTTGAAGAAGTGCGTAAAAAAATTGCATTAAAATATCCTAATGTGCCTATATATAATATTAGTGGAAATTTAGTTAACGGTGAAGGTCATCCGTTAATTAACAGTGAACTAGGAAAATATTTAGATCATCTAAAAGGTGATAGAAAAAACGAAGGTAAAAGTAAGGCAAAAGATTTAATAGTTAAACGCAACGAAGGTTATTGGAAAAGTATATGAAAATTGCAGTTATAACTAGTATGGATAAAACCTATTACGACAAATACGGTAAATTAATGATTAAGAGTTATCTTAAACATTGTAATAATCCATTATACCTTTATAACGAAGACTTTGTATTAACAGATTCAAATGTTATTTGTCAAGGTTGGAATTTAGGCAACGACTTTGAAGAGTTTCAACAGCGTTGGAATAATAAAAAAAGAGTGACAGTTTTTTCAAAAAAAGCATTTAGTATTATACATGCTGCTGAACATGTAGATGCAGATCGTATAATCTGGATAGATGCTGATTCAGAAATTACCAAGACACTTGATTTAGAATTTATAAAAGAAATATCTCCTGATGATGTGTTAAGTACTCATTTTGGTGTAACACACGAAGACAATGATAAAAACTATTTCAGTTGTGAAACTGGATTTTTTATTTTAAACAAAAGACATCAACACTTTGACAAGTTTATTAACATTTATAAAAATATATATAAAACAGATGATTACAGAACACTTAGAAGGTTTTACGACGGCGAAGTGTATGGTGAAACAGTTCAAAGAATACTTGCTACAACCAATGCTAAGGTATTAGATTTAAATCCTAATAATCATAAAACTCCTATACCTAGAAGTCCTTTAGGATCTTATGTGTCTCATAACAAAGGCAAAGGCTTAAAAGATTCAATTGACTATAATACAAAAATAAAAGAACTATAATATGAAATTTAGTTTATTTAAAGAATACGGAGCACAAAATAGTAAACCTGTATTTGAAGCATTCGAACACAGTTTACGTGCAGCAGGTCATACAGTTGTTTACAACGACATGAATGCTGACGTTGCTGTTATTTGGAGTGTGTTGTTTCATGGTCGTATGGCTGGTAATAAACAAGTATGGAAAACATATCGCAACAGCAATCGCAACGTAGTTGTGCTTGAAGTTGGAGGAATTAAAAGAGGAACTACATGGAAGGTAGGTTTAAATGGAATTAACAAGTCTGCTTATTTTGGGCCTAGTGGTATGGATGGTGTACGTAGTCGTAAGTTGGGATTGGAATTAAAACCTTGGCGTACAGACGGCGAGTATATTCTTATATGTGGTCAACACGATAAAAGTCTACAGTGGCAAGACATGCCACGTATGAGTCAATGGGTAATGAACACAATAGATGCACTACAAATGCATTACGATTATCCAATAATATTTAGACCGCATCCTCGTTGTAGACTAGAAGCAATTGAACGTCAATACAAAAATGTATATAGACAAGATCCTGTACACATAGCAGGTACATACGACGACTTTGACATGCAATTTCAAAACGTCAAGTATACTGTAAGTTGGAGTAGCAACCCTGGTATACACAGTGTTATTGGAGGTGTGCCTGCTTTTGTTGGTCCTCACAGTTTAGCATTTGACGTAGGGTGTCCGCATTTGCTAATGGTTGATAATCCGCATATGCCAGATAGACAACAGTGGTTAAACGACTATGCTTGGACAGAATTTACAGTAGAAGAAATATCACAAGGGTTACCTCTGAAAAGATTGACAAATAAAATGTAATTTGCTATAGTGTAACTATGAATTACATTGAAGACATCTTACACCTCTTAGTTGACTCAATCGGCGTTGATCAAGCCGATACCCAAATATTGACTAGTATTTCTCGCCAGTCTAAAAAAGGTGTCGCATTAACTGATCGACAGTTTGAACTTGTTAGTCAAAAAATCAACACTACATACAGGCAGGTGTTATCTGACAATAATATTGTATTTGATAATCTTTCTCCGCGATTGCCGTTGAGAGAAATTGATCGTAGCAAGTATATTACAATTGTAGACAGTGCAGATGTCTACAACGATGATGTATACGAATCTAAAAAAGAAGAATGGAAATGGATTAAAATTCGTTTTCCGTTTAGTAAAAAAGACATTCTTTGTGTTGAACGTATTGCAAACGATCACAGAAAATTTTATTATCATAAAAAAGGTTCGCATGAGCATTATTTTAAAATGCACGAACTTACTGTAAGAGATGTTGTTGAAGTTTTCAAAAATAAAAGTTTTGAAATCAACGAAACATTAATCGAATATTACAAAGAAATTAAAAAAATTGAACTTTGTAAAAAAGATTATGTTTCTCTTTATGATAATAAGTTTTAC